GTCGTTTGAGTTTACAGGTCTTACATATGACTCATCTAGAAAGGTAACAACAACTCAAACAATAGCAGTTAAGAATCCAGATGATGGAACAGATATTAAAAAGGTATTCATGCCAGTTCCATATAATATGCAATTTGAACTTGCAATTATGTGTAAACTAAATGATGATGCATTACAGATAGTAGAACAGATATTACCTTATTTTCAACCACAATATAACTTGACTATCAATCTGGTAAGTTTGATAAACGAAAAGAAAGATGTTCCAGTTGTATTGGAAAACATTACAATGCAAGATGAATATGAAGGAGACTTCACATCTAGAAGAGTTTTATATTATACTTTAAGATTTACAGCAAAGACATACTTATTTGGCCCTGTTACTTCTGCATCCAAAGATATTATCAAGACTGCTTCTGTTCGTTACCTTGCTGGTGGATCACAAAGCACACAAAGAGATGTTACATTCTCTGTCAAACCAAGAGCACTTAAGGATTACACTGATGATGTTTTAACAACCATAAGTGAAGACATAGATGCATCTCAAGAAACAATTAATGTCGCTGATGGAACTGCGATTACAGTTAATAAGTTTATTGATGTTAATGGTGAAGAGATGAAAGTTACTAAGATTACAGGTAACAAACTTAATGTTGAAAGGGGTCAGGATAGCACAATTGCTAAGACACATGTTAGAGGAACTGGAGTTAAAGGAATTGACTACTCACCTAGAGAAGACAGTAACCTAATTGAATTAGGTGATGACTTCGGATTCGACGGATCTTACTCATGAAAACTGACGGATTAGATGATGCTTTCAATGTAGAAACAAGTATTGTTCCTGCAGATATTGAAAAAGTTCAGAAAAAAGAAAAACCAAGTGCTGATCACATCAGTAAAGACTATGAATACACTCGTGGTAATCTTTACAGTATCATAGAAAAGGGTCAAGAGGCCATTAATGGAATTCTTGAACTTGCTCAAGAAAGTGAAATGCCAAGAGCATATGAGGTCGCAGGTCAATTAATAAAGAACGTTGCTGATGCAACTGATAAGTTAATGGATCTTCAAAAGAAACTAAAAGAAGTTAACGAAGAAGAGAAAGTAAAAGGCCCATCAACAGTCAATAATGCATTGTTTGTAGGATCAACATCTGAGTTATCAAAACTATTAAAAGCTCAGAGTAAAAAACAAGATAAATAAATCAGGGAGAGGAATCCCGAAGTAATATTTTACTCATACCATGTCGGAAAAATTGCCGTCTATAGATGACTTCTATGAAGAGTTGCCATCTGCAGACGAACTTATAACAGAAGAAAAATTACCCTCCGTGGATGAGTTTATAGAACCTCCGAGGCCTGAGGAAGAGATAGCAGACGAAATAAAGAAGAGCGAAGAACCTGTAGATACTGCACCTTGTTCTATAGAAGAACAGTATACTGAGATTGTTCGTTTAGTAAATGATGTAAGGAAAGATATACCAGAAATACCAGAAGTAAAATATTACGATAAACAATTAGAAGCATTAACTGAATACGTTGAGGAAGTTAAAGAAAGCATTCCTGAACAAAAATCTTATGATGCAGAGATAGAAGCAATATGTGGATTACTTGATGAGTTAAGGGAGGAAGTACGTACAAACGCCACGGAGATACCAGAGATACGGTATTATGACGACCAAATTGAACGTCTTGAAACGAGTCTCAAGAGTCTTCCAGAAATTCGTCACTATGAAGGTGATTTAACATCTATAAGAGATGAAATTGTTCTAATTAAAGAATCTATTCCTGTATTTCCTAAATGGGTAAATGAGGTAAATGAGGTTCCTGATTTTTCGTGGATAGGAAAACAATTCAGTGTAATTGATGATGATTTTATCAAGGTAGCTGACAATGCTAACTCCATTCGAGATAGAATTACTGAGGAAGTTCGTCAACTATCAGAGGGTCTAGAAACTAAAAGATTTGAATCAAAGACTGAAATAAAAGAATTAACTCAAAATTTTACAGAAGCAAAAGAAAAAATATATGAGGAGCTAAGAACTGCTGCTGTAGGAATTCTTGATATTAAACATGCCTTCAAAAATGATGATAGGTTAATGAAGAAACAGATTATGAGTAAGTATAATCTGTTGAAGTTGAATGTAGAAGAACAAATTAAAAAATTTAATAAGACTAATGAAGATACAAAAGATTTATATGCTGGATATTTTGAATCATTAACAGAAGAAATAAGTAATCTACCTAAAGTAAAATATTATGAAGAAGACATTAAGAATGTTAGAGAAGAATTCAATAAAGGTTTAGATTCGCTTAAGATTCTTGTTGAAGAGATTAAAGGTAAACAAGAAGTTTTAAAAGAGGAGGTAGCTGCTAGACCTATTCAACCAGATCCAAGTGAAGATAATGTAGACCCTCTCACCCCAACAGATCAGAATTTTGCTACACACGAAGATCTAGCAAAGCATTATAAGTTATTTGTAAATAGAATCCAACAACAATTATATACCATCGGTGGAGGTGGTGCTGGATTCATTAAGGATCTAGATGATGTTGACTTTGATCAAACCACTGGGTTGGGTCAACTTTTAATTTATGATGGATCTCAATGGGTAGGTATTGCAAGCACTGCGTTAGATAAAAGTTCAACATTACATGAAGCACTGACACAAGGTAATGTATCTGGTATTGGAATGAGTGTTGGTGTTATTACTGCAACCAATGGATTCTTTAGTGGTATCGTAACAGCATCGCAACTTAACTATGATGTTGTAACTGATATCTATTCTACTGGTATTGTCACTGCAACTAAAGGAATACAACAAACTGGTTCAGAAGGTTTACATGTAACTGCTGGTGTATCAACCTTTGTTGGTTTATCTTCTTTCTTAAATGGCGTAAACGTAAAAGCAGGGTCAGCCACAACTGCATTGATCGTGCAAGGTGACGCGAGGATAACAGGTATCTTAACAATAGGAACTGGATCAGTCACCATTGATGGTAGTGAGGAAAAGGTTCGTATTGGAACTGGAGTTACTCTTACATCCACTGGTGATTCTGACTTTGTTGGTGTAGTCACAGCAAAAGGATTTGAGGTAGGAACTGCTGCAACCATATCAAATAATGGTAATGCCACACTTGCTGGTATCGTAACTGCATCTAATTTTGTAGGTGGTGGTTCAGGATTAACTGGATTGACTGCATCTCAAATACCTAGTTTGGCAGCAGACAAGATAACTTCGGGAACTTTTGATGCAGCCAGAATACCAACACTAAACCAAGATACAACAGGTAATGCTGATACTGCTACTGCATTAGAAACTGCAAGAAACATTGGTGGCGTATCATTTGATGGATCTGCTAACATCAATCTACCAGGTGTTAACGAAGCTGGTAATCAAAATACTTCAGGAACTGCTGCAGGATTAACAGGTAATCCAACAATCACAGTAACAGCAGTAAACGTAGGAACTGCTGCTACCGTTGCTGCTAATGGTAATGCAACATTCTCTGGTATAGTAACTGCATCTAACTTTGTTGGAGATGGATCAGGATTAACTGGTGTAGCTAACACGGATCATGTATCTTCAACAACACTCAGTGTTTCAGGAGTTACAACATCTACTGGTGGGTTAAAGGTAGGAACTGCTGCCACTATTGCATCTAATGGTAATGCTACCTTCTCAGGTATCGTGACTGCAACAAGTTTTATAGGAAGTGGAGCAAACTTAACAGGATTACCAGCAGGAATAACAATCAATACGAATGCAGATAATAGAATAATCACAGGTTCAGGAACTGCTAATACATTAAATGGAGAATCATCATTAACCTTTGATGGAACTAAATTATCTGTCAGCACTGGTGCAACTGTATTCACTAATGGTAATATTGCTGCTGGAATCGTAACTGCTACAAGTTTTGTTGGTGATGGTTCAGGATTGACAGGTGTTGGTGCATCAGAGGAAGACACTGCAGTTTCATCCACAAGTGCAACCACAGTTCTATCGTTTGCGAAAGCAACTTATAGAGCAGCATTTATCAAAGTGGTGGTTACTCAAGGGTCAGCTTACCAAAGTGGTAAATACTCATTAATACATGACGGAACAACAGTCACCGTTGTCGAAGAAAACGCGATTGCTACAGGATCTATGTTAGGATCATTCTCTGGAACAATCAGTGGAGATAATGTCTTATTCCAAG